CGAGACAGAGTCATAGCAGCACGAGATCAGTCGGGCGGTGACCCAAAACTTTTTGCGGGGGCATCTGGGTCGGGAGCGTGGGTAGACCTGTCAACATCTCTGACTGTCGGAGCGAACTCTTCTCGCGTACGTTTCTGTAAGTACAACTTTGACGGTAACGACAAGCTCTTCATTGTTGATGGCATAGGCTACCCCCTAATACTTGCGGGTATAACTGCCTCTGATTTATCACAACTTTCCGGACCAACAGACTTACAGGGTGCTAGCCACGCAGTAGAATTCAAGGAACACATCTTTGCTGCAAAGGGTGAGAACCTCATCTTTTCTGCGCCATTCGAAGATGATGACTTTACAGCAGCTTCCGGCGGTGGTATAATCAACGTAGGCAGCACCGTAACTGATTTAATAGTTTTTCGTGAACAACTTATCGTCTTCTCTGAAGATCGCATATCGCGCATCGTCGGCAACAGTGTTGCAGACTTTCAGATGCAGCCGATTACGGACAACATAGGTTGCGTTGTAAACGACACGGCACAAGAAATATCAGGCGATGTCATCTTCTTAGGTCCGGACGGTTTGCGTACGGTTGCAGGAACAGAGCGCAACGAAGACTTTAACTTGGCGTCAGTAACTAAGCCAGTACAAAAAGAAATTGTTGCTCTTACATCTGGTAACACGTCTTTCTCGTCTGTAACAATTAGAGAAAAGTCCCAGTATCGTATCTTCGGATTTGCATCGACGACGACAGCGGCAGCATCGAAAGGTATCATAGGCACCCAGATACAAGGCGCACAGGGCACAGAATTAAACTGGGCCGAGACGACAGGAATAAAAGCATACGTTGCAGACTCGACATATACGGGCAAAACAGAAACTGTAATTTTTGCAAATGATGACGGCTACGTATACCAGATGGAGTCGGGCAACAGCTTTGATGGGACGGACATCACAGCCAGTTTCTCAACTCCCTACTTTCCGATTACGGACCCCCGAACACGTAAGAGCGTGTATCGTGCTACGATTTACACCGATCCGCAGGGTACAGTCAACCTCGACTTCAATATGAAGTATGATCTTAGTGAAACAGGGGTTATCGAACCAGCAACAATTACTCTGGATAATACGTCTAGTTCTGGGGGAATTTTTACCTTTGGTGATCCGGCAGCGATATTCGGGACATCAACATACAGCGGAGAATCGCTACAATCTATTTTTGACACACAAACACAAGGCTCCGGATTCACTGTATCTTTACAGTTTGAGTCAAGCGGCACAGGCCCACCGTTCTCTCTCGACGCCGCAGTGATAGAGTACGGACAATACGGAAGAAGGTAATCAACGATGGCAGGCTACACTCGTAACGATACGACAAACCAGATTGCAGACGGCAACGTAATTAACGCTGCGCCTCTCGATGGTGAATTTGACGCCATCCAAGCAGCGTTTAACGTGTCGTCCGGACATACACATGACGGCTCTACCACAGGAGATGGCGGACCCATCAGTAAGCTAGGTCCGTCTCAACAATTAACACAGACAACGACAGCCCTAACACCTAGTGGCGACAACACAATCGATCTTGGTACGTCTTCTGCCGAGTTTAAAGACCTATATCTCGATGGCATTGCCTACATTGATCGCCTTATTGTAGCGGCTTCTGACGGTTCTGCAGACGGCGTAGGTTCACACTTGCAACCGCTAACAAACGCGTCCTTTGATCTCGGCTCTACTACCTATTTGTGGAACAACGCATATCTTGTCAACCTAAATGTTCGTAAAAATGATGCGCCTATCATCACCCTGACCAACACGTCCACCGACATTCTTGCGGCAGATAGTGTTGGTTCTATTGTTTTTGAGACTTTAGATACGCAGCAGTCAGGTGTAGATGTTGCAAAGATTGATGCTGTTGTTGTCGATACGCTCGATGACACGGGTGGTGATGACGTAAAGCTCGTCTTCCAGACCGGAAACGCAGAAGCCTTAACCACTGCCCTCACTTTGCAAGACGATGATGTGATAGCTCCGGACGATGTGTTCCTTCGCTCTGATGCTGCCGTCTTAAACTTTGGTGCGGATGACGACGTAAACCTTACACACGTCGCTGACACAGGTCTTCTTCTCAACGGCGCTATGGAGTTGCAGTTCCGAGATTCGGCTCTGACTATCGGTTCGACAGGGGACGGACAACTCGACATAGATGCGGATACGGAGTTAGAGTTAGTCGCACCGACTGTTGACATCGACGCATCGACAGCCGTAACCATCGATACCACTACCCTGACTATCACGGGCGCTGCCAACGTAACAGGTGACCTCGACGTTGACAACATCAACATCGATGGTAACACCATCATAAGCACCAATACAGACGGAAATATCGCTCTGACACCAAACGGTGCGGGTGAGGTAGACATTAGCAAAGTTGATATTGACAGCGGTGCAATCGACGGTGTGACTCTCGGCACGAACAGTGCAGTTACCGAAGCACAAGTTGATAATATCAACATCAACGGTAACTCAATCACCTCAACAAACACGGACGGCAATATTGGCATAGTGCCAAATGGTGATGGTAAGGTAAATCTCGATGGAGATGGATCGTCGGGTGGCGTTAGTATTTCAGACGGCTTGGTTGACATACGGACAGGGACGGGTTCACGTTCGCAAGTTAAGTTTTACTGCGAGTCGAGCAACGCACACGCACAAACCGTACAACCACAGCCACACTCTGCAGGTGTTACAAACACCCTGACCCTACCTGCGGGTAGTGATCAAGAGATTGTAGGCACAAGTGCCACACAAACACTGACCAATAAAACTTTTACCTCTCCAACGCTGACTTCTCCGAATCTAACTTCCGCAACTTTGACTGCCCCTGTGCTTAATGCTGGTGGTACGACTACTGCGGGTTCTATTTTGTTCAAGGAAGGCACGGACAACGGTACTAACTCTGTCACGCTGGCTGGCCCTGCGTCAACTACAGATGTAACTTTAACCTTACCAAATGTTGCAGCAAGCACATCACTAGCGGCATTAAATTTGGCACAACAATACACAGCGGCACAGAGTTTTACCGAAGATACCCTGACTGACGGTACTAACATAGACTTGAATCTGCAAACACAACAGGTTTCTAAGGTCACACTGGGGGGTAACAGAACATTTAACGCGCCTAGTAACCACGCCGCTGGTCTAGTTTGCGTCTTGACAATCATACAAGACGGCACCGGATCACGTACTGCAACATTTAACTCTGCATACAAATTTGCAGGCGGCAGTGCGCCTACCCTAACAACCACAGCAAGCGCAAGAGACATCCTTGTGTTTATGAGCGACGGCACAAATCTTCGCGAGATTGGGCGCAGCTTAAATGTCAGCTAAGATGCAACTAGAGCAAACAATGGAACCCGCACTGAAGACCCAGATGCAACTCGAAGCGCACGAAAAAGAATGCGCCATGTTTCGAGAACTGGTTCACGGGAAGCTAGACAGCTTAGACAAACGTATGTGGCGCTTAGAAGCGATGATCATGGGGAGTACGATTTTAGTCGTGGCTATGGTCGTCTCCGTATTTATGGGATTTAGATAATCATGGCAGAACCTAACAAAATATCTGACGATCAAACGATGCTAGATCAGATCAATGCACAAGCATCCGGGCAGATGGACGGGGTTCCACAGATTGTTCCGGTACGTCCGGTGGTCAAAACGGGTGAGATGCAAACGGCACCACAGCTTCAAGGTGACGTAACTGCGTCAGTAGCCACTGCTCCGACTACGGGTCTCGATGTAGGATTACCTGCCGCACCTACGCCGGGTCTCGGTACGTATGACAGCACGCAGCAGATTGCGCCCGATATTACCCAGATGGAAGCTGCACAGATTGGGGCTGCACCTCAAATCGATATGTCACAGATTCAGGGTACGGTTTCTGCGGGTTCTCAAGCGCAAGCTGCTACGGAAGAACTCGACGAGCGTGCCACTGTTCAATACCAGTTAGGAGAATTACTAGGCAGTATCGAAGAGGGTAAACCTCTACCCCCGTGGGCCGCACCAAACGCACGAAAAATTGCGGGTGTTATGCAGGCTCGGGGTCTGGGTGCATCATCTATGGCAGGGGCCGCTATAACGCAAGCGGTCATGGAGTCGGGCATACCCATCGCGGCGGCAGATGCAAAGACTTACGCAAACATCCAGCTAAAGAACTTGGACAATCGACAGAAGACCGCCCTTCAGAACGCGGCGGTTGTTGCGGCGATGGACAAGGCTAATCTCTCCGCCCGCCTACAGGGTGCGGTGACGAACGCACAGCTTCTCCTCGCTACCGAAACCAAGAACCTCGACGCACGGCAACAGGCGGCAACCCTTTCGTACAACGCCCTCACGCAAGCTATCTTTAAGGATGCGGCAGAAGAAAACGCCCGCCGTCAGTTCAACGCCAAGAACGAGCTACAAGTGGAAGAATTCTTTGCGGAACTCACCTCGCAAGTCGAGACGGCAAATGCAAACAGGCTTGCCGCTGTCGAACAGTTCAACGCTGGTGAGTTAAACGCACAGTCGCAGTTCAACGCTGCGATGCGTGATAACCGCGAGAAGTTCAACGCGAACATGCAATACGCGGTAGATCAGTCAAACGTACAGTGGCGCAGACAGGTCAATACTGCTGACACTGCTATCCAAAACGAAACAAACCGTCTCAATGCTCAGTTCGTTTTCAATGCTAGCCAGAATGCCTTGAACAACTTATGGCAGAAGTACCGTGACAACGCGGCGTGGAACTTCCAGAAAACTGAATCGTACTTGCAAAGACAGCACGAGATAGGTATAATGGCTATGGAGTTTGCTAACTCTAAATCTTTGTATAATCAACAACAGAAAGATCAGCTTGCTGCCGGTATCGGCAACTGGCTGGCCTTGTGGTACGCGAATAGGAAATAGTTATGAATCTTTTAGCAGCACTCGTTCCACTCGGACTCGCCATGATGACTGGCGGTGGCACACAAAAAACTAGCGGCGAGGACGGTATGGGTCTAGCCGAATCCTTTCTCGTTGCATCCGGGGCGATAGAGGGCGGAAAAGGTATGAGTAGTGTGCAGCCGTTTTCAACTCCAGAGATGGCACGCCCCCGCACTGTGGCAGAACTAACTCGCGGAAAACCGACTACCACTGCCAAGATGGACCCCATCCAAAGAATCGTACAGTCTGATGCACGTGTCGCTTCGGCAGTGAGTCGTATGCTCACCGAAAGTTCGAACCAACAGATGCGAGACTTTTCTGCGAAGTACGCAACCAGTGCAACCACACCGCAGGGACGTAAGACTCTAGCTACGAAGCAACCCGGTGATATCAAGGTAACATAACATGGCTGAAGAAATCGTACCACAACGCGGAACAATCGAAGCAAAAGATCAGTTTGCTATGGCCCCTCCCGGTTTCGGCTTAACACTCGACAACGAGCGTTGGCCGTGGGGAAAGCCACAAGAAGCTGCCGATCCGGAAACCGTACTCCGTGAGGCCGTCGATTCCTTAGAGGTGCCGCACGTACGCGAAGAAATGATGAAGCTCCTGATAGTAGGTGCGTCTGTTGAGGCACTCGTTGAAGGGTACCTTTTTCAGGCGTTCCAAGAGGGTGGCTTCTCTCCGGACGTAGGCTTGCTGATCAAGGGGCCGCTGGCTATGTACATCGCGTCCGTCGCAGAGGATGAAAACGTACCCTACCGTCTCTTCGAAAACGACGACGCCCTGACTGAAGACGAGATGGATGACGAGACGTTCTTCTCGATGATGCGAGAAAACAACCCGGCTATGTTCGCGTACGTCAGTGAAACGATCAATGAGGGTGTTCGACAGGGACGTGCGCCCCAACCTCCTCGTGAGGAAAACTTTATGACGATGAAGAAGAAGAAGGAGTCGTAGGCTATGGGTGTAGGAGCAGCATTAGCAACGGGACTCATCAAAGGGTTTACACAGAACATCGGAGTTGAATCACAGAAGCGTGCCGGTGAACGGGATCGCATCAACAAGCTAACGGATGCTATCCTCGTGTCGTCTGTCGGTGAGAACTTTAACAACGCTAACGTCGAAGCTATTCAGAGTATGATATCTAGTGCTGAAGAGCAGATGCAAGCCCGTGAAGGCATCGATATGTTTGGTACGCGAAGTGAAGACATATTAACAGATAGTGAAGTGTCAGGTCTTCTCGGGCAGTTGAAATCGACGACAGATAAAGACGACGTAGATACGTACATGCGCGGCGGTATTGAGTGGAACACTGAATGGGATGGTGGTGCTAATTCGTCACGTGCGTGGCTCTCTGAAGTTGCCGGATTTTCAAAGAGTGCTGAGTTTACGGATACGATGTCAGGCTTGAGCAAACGGCAAGTCGGAACTTTGTCAGCGTCTGTAAACGCTGCACGTCGTGCCGTTCAAAAGGATGAAATGGACTCACGAAAAGGTTTGATCAATGCTCCAGACCTTAGCGGAAAAGGTGATCTATACTCAGGCTTGCACATCCTCGACGCATACGTACAGGATACATACGGGGATGAGATTGTAGATGAAGATGGTGGCAAGCACTCCACTGATCCAACAGCTGAAAATCTCGCCGCTTTTCGGGAAAAGCACGAGGCTGAGTTTCCCGACAGCCCGTTTAATTCTATGGGTCCGGTTATCAGAGAAGTTAACGAAACAACCGGCGAATCTGTGGAAAAAACATTAGTCATTTCAGGACTTGTAGGTATGGATGCTGAAATGCACAATCTCATCGCTCAGAACTTGGGGTATGAAGATGGGCTTCTGTTTAAAAAGTGGACAGAAAATTATATGACCATCGCTGGCGTGAGTGCCGGATACAAGAAACGTACCCTAGACGCATCTATAGAGATGGGCACCACCGTTGAAGGCATTTCTAACGTAACACCCCAGCAGCTTCCTGCTATGATGGACGGCGGTGAGGCAGAAGCCGCTGTCAAGCGTATCGCTTCTGTAGTTCAAGACGTTACCGGGGGCGACTTCACAATGGCCGTGTACGCTCTCGCTCCTCACCTTCCGGGACGAGAGAAGAAACCTTCGACTGCCCTGTTTGGAGATTTGACTATCGACACAGATGTCGAGACTGTTCAAGAGTACATCTTGACTAAAATCTTCGGAGAAGAAAAGGCGGAGGACGCCGACTTCAAGACGTTCATGGATGGTCAGGAAACCCTTAAAAACACATCCGAACGTCTCGAAACCCTCTTCGGGGAGTTTGAGGATTTACGCAGGCGTGAAAACGACGGTGAGGTAATCGAATACAGCATGGCGTATCAGAAATTCACAGGGCAGATGACTGCAGTTTTTGATCTCAAAAGAGGTATTCTCGGCAACGTAGTCCGTGATCTCAATCCGTTTAGCGAAGGTGAACTGAATTTAAAAAACAAGGATGAGTTTACTGCAGAATATCAGGAATACTTGGAGCAGCGTGTTCAAGGTCACACAGAACGAGGCGACGAAAAGATGGCTGCACTCGAAGCTATGCGTATCTCTCTTGCATTTGAGATGGCTCGTGCCGCAGACCCGTCTGGTCGTCTGTCGAACCAAGACATCGAACTTCAGCTTCGCAAGCTCGGCTCAAACTTCCAGACTATCGGACAGGCTCAAGCGGCTCTCCGCGTATCGATCAAAGAGTTTAAAAAGAAGCAACAACAATACGCTGTCTTTGCACGATATGCTTCTGATGATCGTCCGGCTACCGCAAACGATTACAAGATTGTAGATGCGGCAATCGCAGTGGACTTCCTCAACCGTAACGGAGCTATAGCGAATGCTGTTGAGCCACCTCAACCTCCTAAACCACTCGACACATCAAAAGTAATGAAACTCCCCAGTGGTAAGTACGTTGATAAAACAACTGGTGCTACGATTACAGATCAGACGATGATTGACGCATACGAAGCAGCACAGGCAGGAAGTATTTAATGGCTACACCTATCCCACAAGGTCCGATTCCCGATCCGCTAAAACTAGGTGCGAAAGCCTTAGATGTGATTACCGGCGGAGGTATCGTTAAGGATGAAACCACCGGAGTAGACAAGGGTTTTCTAGTTGGAACAAACCCGACTACAGGTATGCCCCTCGTTGAAACAACGGGAGAAATGGCGAAACAAAGCGTCGAGGAACAAACTCGCCAGCTTACTTTCGATGAATTCAAGTCAAAAGTTATATCTGGTGATATTCCCACCGTTGCACAGATTCCACAGGGAAATTTACAGAATGATATCGAACTTTCTGATCCGAACTTACAAGGCGTAGAGCCAGAGTACAAACAGGCGGCTCAAGATCGTGTGCAAGGTGCCTATGAAATGTACATGGCAGGACAGCCTGATATCACCCCTGTAGAATTCGGACAGCAAGTGGCAGAGGGTGAGTACGTTTTTGCTCCTACAGAAGAGGCACGTACCAATCCTGAACTCCTCACCGTACAGCAAAACATCTTCGAGGGAAAGGCAGCTATCGCCCGTGTCGTGAGCGACTCCTTCTCCGGAATGACTAATCCTGACGGGAGTCAACTAGCGCAGGCCGATCAAAACGTAATCGAGCGTGTGTTCGTGCGTAATATATCATCAGGTAGCTTTTGGGATGCTCTCGTTGAAAAAGTGTACGAAGGTACCGTAATAGGTACGGGTGTATATCTTCCCGACATCGCAGTCAACTATGGCTGGGACGCGGTAAAGGCGACGTACAAGACAGGCGTATCTAACGTGGGTGCATTCTTAACTGGTTCTGAAACCAGCAAGGAGTGGATCGACGAGTGGAACAAGATGGCTCCTGATCGGGAAAAGGCGAGTCGCTGGTGGAAGGGTGTGATGTCCGACAATCTCGGCATCAAACAGCTTTCGCAAGTTATGAACGAAATGGTTGAAAGAGACTTAGATCGTCAACTCGCCAACGGTGAAATAGATCAAGAAACGTACGACCGACTTACCACCCAAACGTACAAAGATGCAGAAGGCAATACCGTTACTGTAAAGCCTGCATATGTCACTGAGGACATGGCACAAGTCCTTCTTAACACGTCTATCGATCAGTTGAGCAACAAAGAGCAGTATGGTTTGGTGCTTGCCGAAGCATCCCTGATGATGGCCGGTGCCGGTAAGATGAAGGCAGCGACCGGTCGTAAGGACATCTTGGGTGTAGAAAAGAATCTCAAAGACCTCGCAGAACGTGCCTCGAAGCCGGACGCCACAGAGGCCGATATCGAACTCTTTGCTAAGTACAAGGGTATGACTACTGTACAGGCCGGTGAGGCTATGCGTATGGAGGGATTGGTTTCGAGCTTCAACAAGAAGAGTGCCCTCTACGCTCTCGGCGTAGATCGTGCCACAGGGAACCTAACCAAGATACTCAACGAGCGTGACGTGCTGTCTCAACAGATGCGCGATATGCGTAGCAACGGCGTCAACAAAAAGTCTGCACAGTATCGTACGGTTGAGGCCGAGTATAATCGTCTCGGTGGTATGGCATTCCGAGCCGGGGTCACCGGTCGTGTTCTTCCAAACATCAAAGAGAACTTTGTCGAAGCAGCCCCTCTCTCTGTCGTCATGTATTCTATGGGTGAAAGCGAAGGTGTGCGCGAGTTCTTCGGAGGAGATCGTTTAGCTGCAGAAGGTATCGGTGCCCTCGCATACATGGTGTTTGGTAAACCCGTAGTGAAGGGTGTAGGCAGTGCCGGATACTGGGTGAATCAGCAGGGCGGTGATATTGTAGGCAAGGGACTCGGTATGGTCGAATCTATTGCTAATATCCCCTTTGCCGCTGTCGGTCTGAACGGCATCAAGGGTTACCTTCGCGACGGCAATATGCAAAACGTACGAAAAATTTATAAAGCTCGTACTGGTGAAGAGTTACCCCGAGAAGTTGAAACAGCCCTAACATACGTAGGACGAGTATCTGCCGCTCTCGATGACGATGGACTCGATCAAGTCGTAACTTCGATGCAAAAGCATCAGGATCGCATGGCCCGTATCGTAGAAGCATTTCCTCCAGAGATGCGCCCTGAAATCGAAAAGATTGTCGCAACAGATTTTGCCCGCCAGTCTAGTATCGGTTTTATGAACGCCGCTAACAGGCTTGCACGTTTTAGTGTCGATGCACGTGACGCGGGCAGCTTGAAACACATGAGCGAACAACAAAAGTACGTTCGTGTGATGGAAGCCGAGTCTGGAAAGACGGCACAGATGATTAGCCGCCTACGTGAGATGGTCGCAAATCGTACAGACATTTCCGATCCACAAGAGGTAGAGAATTACATCCGCTCCCTAGAAGCGGCGCAGACAGCCCAGACGCGCCTCGTTAACACAGAGAAGGCGGCTCTTTCTGGACAGATCACGTCCTTCCGTGAAAACATCCTAGTCGATCCGAACACAGAAATTCCTCCGGGTATGCTCGAAGGACTCGACGACATGGAGCTAGAGCTTCTCGCCCCTACCCTCGTTGACGACGTAGCTATGCTCGGTAAGCTCGACGAACAGTACGCGCGTAACACAGAACTACTCGCACAGCGTATGGAGAACATATCTCTATACCGGCGTAACGATGCCAAGCATCTCAAAATGACCGCACGTAACCTTGAGATGTCGATGATGGAACGTCTCAAAAACATGAAGCGCAAAGCCAAGCGCGGTTTCGTCGGAGTAGATTCTAAGGCTCGTAAGGCTGGTAGAACGATCACTGTAAATAAAATGATCATGGACCTGATGGAGTTTGCTCCGGATGATGCGGGTACGCTCGAAGCCTTCTTCAACAAGAAGTCAAAGTTCTTTACGGGTACACTTGGTCGTCAGATGTACACGGTTGCAAACAAAATGGCCGTACGTTCTCTCGAAGGCTTGGAAGGTAACACGTACGAAAACCTCCGTAAGCTCCACACGAACCCGAATGCAGGTGAATACTTTTTAGGTGAAGATGTACACCCTCTCGATATTATGCTCTTTTACATGAACAGGGGTGAGGGTCCGGAGTTTAAAGCTACGCCCGGTGAAGTCATGGATGTGTTTTCTGCCTTCCGTGATTACGCCGTCCGCACCGGAGACGACGAGCTAGCCTCGATGTACGATGGATATAGCCGTAACGTCGAGAAGCTAATCAAGGATCAAGCTCCTGAACTTTTTGCTGACTGGCAAAAGGCTCGTGCAATTTATCAGACGGAATGGTTCGACAAGCTCCGTGTCAACGGTCCTCTTGGAAAAGTTCACAAGTCGCAAAACGGCCCTATAAAAGCCGTTGGAAAGCTCGACGACAGTGAGGGACAGGAAACGTATTTTCTCGAAGATATCGCTATCGGAGAGGAGATTCCGGAAGGAGCAGTCATAAGTGATCGTCTCTTCCAGATCGCATACAAAAACATCACACCCCTCGAAGCCTTCGATCCCTTTACAGATAGTATCTCAAAAGCTCTTCGTGGTGATGATGCGGCTATGAACTCTATCATAAAAGTTCGCGATCAGTTTATACAAGAGTTTAGCGACATCTCCCGCATGGGCGGTGCGGAGTTTGTGTTCGATCTGTCTACTGAGGTAGGGGAACGAGACTTTAACCTCGTCAAAAACGTACTCGAAGAGGTCGTGTACGCCAAGTGGGGCAAGCAAGCTGCAGAGCAATTACAGCAACGCTCGTCACCTCTCGCTGCTACTCAAGGCGGCGGGTACGACTGGGCGTCTATCGAGAACCTCAACGAAGTGCAAGATGCCTTGACCGTACTCGTAAAAGTTGAGGGCAAGGATCGCCCAGTACGCATGAAGCTCGTCGATCTCGATGACATGCTCGAACAGGATCGTGGGATTGCAAGTATCCTCAACAAGGCACGTTCAGGCGACGGTGATCCGAGCGACATGGTAATCCTCGAAGATTACGGAAAGTATCAACGTCGAGTCGTTCAACAATCCGAAGCTGTTCGTAGCAAAGTCATCAGCGATACAAACATACAAGATGACGGCGCGAAGCTCATCAATCGCTTCATTGGACAGAACACACCACGTCAGTTCTTCGAGAAGATGGTTGTCAACGGCTCTGCAAATGCCATCGAAGAGCTTAGAGGTGAAGTCCTTC